CAGCGCCACCGGCAGGACGACCAGCGGCCACGGCGACCACACCCACAGTGCGATCCAGATCGGAGCCTGTTCCTTGATCGCGACGGCCCAAACAGCGAACGCGAACGCCAGCAGCCAGTTGCCATGGACGAAACAGGCTGCCGACGCCGCTGACATCGCCATCGCCGGAAGGTCGACTCCGACCGGCCACGTCGACTGCGGCTGCATCACCCCAGGCAGCGCCAGCACCAGCACCGCTGCAGCGACAGCGACCGGCCACGAGGCGTCCATGCCACGCGCCCACAGAGCGACCGACACGCCCAACACCGGCCACGAGAGTCCCCACACGACCCACCATGCCGCAACATCGGACCCGCAGACAGAGGGCAGTAGCCACCGCACGTTGAACGGGAACGCCACCGGCTTGCCGTCACCGGCCAGCAGGTAGCGAGCGGCGTCGGGACCGGGTCGGAACTGCATCACAGGTACCTCACGCCGAGGCCGTGCGTCGTGCCGATGAACAGCCACTCATCGTCGCAGGCTGCACGCACCGTCGGAGCCGACGTGTCGTGCATGACGATCAGCCGACTGGCGATCCGCATGGCGTGCTCCACGTCCCGAGCGGTGCCCTCCTCGGTGTGGTCGCCGTCGATGAACACTGCATCGACCCGCTGCGTCAGGCTGTCCCGGTCGTAACAGGTCGTCACGTTCTTCGGCAGGGTCGGCCAGATCGTCTGCTGCACCCATTCGTCGATGTCCGCAGTCACAACCAGCTTGGCCGTGGAGGCCAACGCACGAGTCGATACGCCCAGGCCGGTGCCGAACTCGACGACCACGAGGCCGTGCACGAGCGCTGCGAGGATCTCGGCCTCAACCTCAGTGATCGACAGGCGTGGTTTGCCAGTCGTCGGCTCGCCGGGATCGTCACTATGGATGTAGCTGCCGGTCGAGTGCGAGACGAGCTTCACTCGGCGGTGTCCCTACGTGGCGTGCCGTCGCCCATGAAGTAGTCCTGTGGCACGGGATTGCTGCGACAGTCCTCAGGCCACCACACCTTCGCACCCTTGTGATGGCCGACGTGCAGCGTCGTGTCCACGTACACCTTCCAGCCAGAGTCACGGGCCCGCAGGCAGAATGAGATGTCCTCGCCGAGCTCCCACTCGCCGGCATCGGTCGTGAACTGGTCATAGCCGAACCACGAGTGGATCGACCCGCCACGCTTGAGGCGCATGTCCTCGAGCACGTCACGGTGCACCAGTAGGCAGCCGGTGCCGGTGGCCGCAAGCTCGACGACCTGGTTGTCCTCGTAGTCGAGCATCACGTGCGTGATCGACTGCTCGTCGGGAACAAACATCGTCGGCACCGCACCCTCGGCGGTGACGATCACGCAGAGTGCCCCGAGTATCTTGATGTCGTGCTGCCTGGCACGTGCCACGAGTCGATGCAGCGTCTCGGGCGGGAACTGCATGTCGGTGTCGCAGAACCACAGCCAGTCGCACTCAGGATGGTTGTCGAGGAACTCCCGGACCAACGTGTTGCGCGCCTTGGCCAAGTTGGCACCGGCCTCGATGGCCACGTAGTTCCACAGCAGGCGCAGGTCGATCGGGTTCGGTGACTCTGGAGCCCCGAGCGCCTCCCAGGTCCGCACCGCACGCTCACGGTCCCACACGTCGAGCTCGACGTAGCTGCGCAGGAACCTCGTCGAGATGTCGTGGCCGCTGCTTGGGAACGCCAGCAGCACCTTGCCGGGATGATCGTCCATCTGCCCTCCTGTGATGGCGCGCAGATTAGCAGCACAACGACGAAGGCCGGACCACCCGAAGGTGATCCGGCCCAAGTCGGACAGTTGAAGGCGTCAGCTGAGGACGTTGGCGAGACCGGTGCCGGTCACCACGCAGGTTGCCACCGGGAACCGGCCAGCGGTGAATGCGCTGAACCCGTAGGTGACCATGCGGACGCTCAGCTGGTCGCCGAGCACCTCCTCGAAGGTCAGCCCGACCGGCGCACCGGCAGCCTCCATGTGGAGCACGTCGGCCCGACGGGTGACGATGATCCGGTCCTCGTTGGTGCTGGCCCCGAGGTTCGTCGGGATGCCGGCGTCGGTGATGACCGGGATGCCGACGAGGCTGCCGACCACGCCGTAGCCCGCTGCGCCGCCGTTGCCCTGGGCGTTGAAGCCCGGACCGTCGACCTGCACGAAGGGGCGGTTGCTGGTGTCGCTCGCAGCGCACAGGAACGCCCAGCGGCGTGGGTGCATCACGATCAGGTCGGCAGCGGCGAACCGGCTGGCGTTGACCTTTCCGACGGCGTTGTGGATCGACGTCATCAGCGCAGCACCAGTCGTCCCGGTGAACGCTGCGGTCTGCACCGAGGTGGTGTTGAGGATGCCGAAGTGGCCACCCGCAGCGCCGGTGCCGGAGATCGCCGAGACGTTCGTCTTCGTGGCGTACTCGGCGAACAGGTCGGCGAGGATGATCTCGGCGATGCCGGTGCCACGCTCGACGGCCTGACGTGACACGACCTGCTGACCGGCGAACGTCCGCACCGGGACGCTCAGCGTGTCGGTCACCATCGTGGTGTTGGACACGCCCGTGTTCTGCGTCTCCTGTGCAGCCACCGAGGTCGACGTGGTGCCCCGAGGGATCTCCAGGGTCATGCCGGCGTCGGGCAGCGGCAGGCTGGTGACGTTCGACAGGAACGGCCGACCGGACTCGAGGTTCGCCGCGTAGAGCTGCGTGAGGTACTGCGGCACGACCAACGCACCGAAGTTGCCCGTGGTCGACCTGTAGTCGACCAGCGCCTCGCCCCGTGCCCGCTCGACACGGGCCTGCGCCTCGCCGTCACGCTGGAACTGGGCACGGAACGCGTCCTGCAGGAAGTTGTGCGGGCTGTCGGGACGGTAGGTCCGCTCCTCGCGCCCGACCCGGACGGTCGGCACGCCGATGGCCTTGCGGGCCTCGTCGGCCTTGGCCTTGCGCTCGTCGAGCTCGACCAGCTCGGCCTCACGGACCGTCAGCTCGTCGATGCGCTCGTCGATGGTGCGGAGCTCGGCGCGTGCGGCGTCGAACTTGGTCGCCTCGTCCTCGGTCAGCTCGGAGCGACCCTCGGTCTCGGCAGCGGACAGGATGGCCTCGACGGCCTCGGCCGCAGCGTCTCGGTCGTCGAGCGCCTTGGCGATCAGGGAGCGGATCTGCTCCAGCATGATGTACCTCACAGGGTTGAGATCGGATGGGATCGACCGGGTGACCTCTCGGTGCTGGTCCCGTGGTGGCCCTGGTGAGCTCCGGCGGGATCAGCGGCCGATCGTCGGCGCAGTCCTTGCGTACAGACTACCTGCGTCGCTTCGACGCATCGACACTCGCCAGACGGCGAGCCTGCGCGACGCTGAGGCCACCGGCCTTCGCTGCGTCGTCTGTCGTCTCGGCAGGCTTGTCCTCGCTGCGCAGCTTCACGACCGTCGCCGGGTTCGCCGGGTAGGTGACCACCGAGACGTCGTACAGCTTGACCTCGGAGATGATGCGTTCGCTGTAGTCCTTGTTCCAGTCGTCACGCACGACCCGGAACGCGAAGCTCATCTGATCGACGTCGCCTCGCTCCATCGCCGAACGCACCTCAGCGGCCGTCGGGTTGCTCGGGTCCAATGTCGCCCGGACCTTCAGGCCGATGTCGTCGGACTCGAGCTCGAGCGTGCCGGACTTCGTGCGAGCCAACGGCAGACCCTCGTGGTTGGCCAGCAGACGGACGTCGGCTTCCATCGCAGACTTCTTGGCTGCGCCCGGTGCGATCACCTCGGTGAACCCGCCCATGTCGGGCCCGCCGGCGATGTCGTAGGCGTAGTCGTAGACCGTGGCGTAGCCCTCGACGACCGGCATCCCGTCCTCGGTCTGGCGCAGCTCGAGGTTGTGGACGTGTCGGACCTCACGGTCGGGCACGGTCACGCCGTGCTCGGAGCGTTCGTACTCGGTCATGGACTCCATCGTAGGTGTCTCCATCATCGGCATCGGCACGACGTCGGCAATCGGTTCGTCGGCCGCAGCGGGCAGCAGCTCGGCCGGGATGATCCACAGTTTGCAGATCCCTTCCGGTGCGATGTCACCCTCAACGACCTCGCAGCCACGTGGACCCTCGTAGAAGATGCATGACGAACAGACCATGCCCTCGTCTGCGAACGGCGACTCTGCCACGTAGTGCGAACCGTCCGCACCGACTCCCTGCGTGTAGGGCCCGAATAGATCGACGACCGATTCGATCGCCTCATACTGCGCCAGCTGGCGTGGCGTCACAGGGTAGATGCCTTCCTCGCCGTTGCGTTCGTTCATGTCGTCACTCCGTTCGGCAT